TCGCCGAGTTGCCCGTGTACTGAGCGTTCGCCAGGTAGCGGCTGACTTCGACGCGGAACTTGCCCTGATGCGGGTTGGCGACCGGGAACTTGGCATTGGCCGTCGTGTCGCGCAGTTCCAGCGACTTGAAGAGCTGCGAGCCGATGGCCGACAGCGCCGTGGGCACCAGCAACAGTGCCGGCATCATTCCGACAGGCTTACCGTCAGAGTCGACCTGATCCATGAACGTGACTTCGGCCTTGGTCAGACCGTCGATCGTCAGAGCGGTATCTGCTCCGGTCACGTAGTTGTTGTTGGCGGCCTTGAAGAACGTCGAGTTCGCCAGGAACGTCGTCCAGAACACGTCGTTGATCTTCAGGCCCGATCCGCGACCAAGCTTGCGTGGCACGGTCGTAATTGCACCAAGGTCATCATTGATGATGTCCCGGCGATCGATGCTCAGCACGAGCCCGTACGTGTCGGCCTTGTTTGAGTAAGTCTCTTCGCCGAGCGTGCCGTGCTTGAGTTCCCCGCCCGGCGCAACCAGTTCGTACTGATCCTTTCCGACCAGCCGGTAGCTGGTGACGGTCTTGAAATCGCTGACGTTGCGGACGGCGCAGATGTTTCGCCAGGTCCGTTCGACGCTGAAGAAGCCGTCGAGCAGAAACTTGTTGGCGACATTCGAGAGGATGCCGCTGACGTCGACCGTCGAGTACGTCGCCTGCACATCGTGCCCGAAGGCGAATCGCAGGACGGAGCGGCTGTCGCGGAAGTTGCGACCGGTGTAGCCGTTGGCCCATGCCGCTTCGAGCAGCAGTTCCTGTAGCCCGATCCCGCCTCGGAAACGTCGCGCGGCCACGTCGAGCGTCTGCGGCTGAAACTGCTTTTCCGGTTCCGACAGACCGGCGGTCAGCAGACACGCCGCTTCAAGCACGGATCCGGTGACGGTCGAATCCGGCACATGCACGGCTGGAGCTGCAGGACGCGCCGCTCGAAGTACTTCGAGCTCCGTTCGCTGCGAGTCCCATCCATTGCGGATCGCCTTCGCTTCGATGTCTGGATGTCGCCCGTCGCAGATGCGGCGCACGGATTCGATCCGTTCGGTTTCGGTCGCCGCCTGAGCCCGGATGTCATCCACCAGAGAAGCAGCCGTTACCGTTCCATTCACGGGAGCGGCCGGCGTTTGCGTGGTCTGCTGATCGTCATTGTTGTCAGGCACTTCGTCGTCTCCTTCCGACGTTTCGGCGCTGGCCGCGATGGCCGCACTGGTGGCTCCATCCGCGCCGAGGTCCACAAAGCTGATCTCGCCCAGCGTCGAACGACGCACCACGTTCAACGGCCCGCTGTGCTGGCGACCGTTGACCGTCACCTTCTGGCCGTCGCGAATGAACTCAAACTCATCAACGCTCGCGCCGACGGATGCCTGCCACGGGAATCCGTTCTTCGAACTCGTGACGACTTCGCGAGCCGCCGACGTGTCACGCGACACCAGACCGGCCGCGACAAGCTGACCTTCCTCAACACGGATACTGTCTGTGTGCCCGACACCGGCGAGCGGGTCGTGCCCGAATCGAATCGGACGAGACTGCGACGGAATCGCCAGTCCGGCGAGGTCGAGAATCACCGGATGCCGCCAGCCCGAGATCCGCATCGGGGCGCCCGTGTAGGCGACCATCCGGAAGCGCGGCAGTGCGGGCGCTTCGCCGTCGCCGGCCGCTTCGACATCGATGCGGGTCTGCGCCGTGAAGCTCAGCGTGGTCGGTTGCGACGCGTCAGGCGGCGCAGGCCGGGACTTCATCGTCGTCGGCATTCTCATCCTCCGTGATCGAGACAGACGGGCCTTCCTCAACGGCCAGCCCCAGTTCACGCATCAGCGTCAGTTCCTTCGCCCGCTGGCGAAGCTGCGTTTCCCAGTCGAGTCCGCGTCGTGCGAATTCGTCGGCCAGCGTGGTCGTATGCGACTTCAGCCGCGTGGCCTGAGCGTTGGCTTCCTTGGCCGGATCGACATGCTCGTGTCCGTCCCAGAACCATTGATGCGGCCATTCGGCAATTGGTCCGAGTCCGGCGGGCAGCAGCCCGGGGATGAGCACGGCTTCGTCAAACCATGCGGCCAGCAGAGGATCGAGCACGACCGATTCGAGGCGGCTCTGATCAACGCGGATCGACTTGAAGTACGTCTGATGGTCGAGGCGTCCGGACGCGTAGTTGTAGCCCGACGAATTGGCCGCAGCGATGTTGTACGGCATGTTGAGACAGCGACTGATTTCGTTCAGCAGTTCGCGTTTGAACTCGCCGTAAGTTCCCGAGGGCTGTTCGGCCTCGAGCTGGCTCATTTTCCAGCCGCCAGGCATCGTCAGCAGCAGATTGCGATCGAGTTCAATTGTGTCGAGCGGTTCGACAGCTTCCGCTTCCCCATTCGCCGGAGCGTCCGTGTAAAGAATCCCCGCGAAGTACGCGGCCGCCTTGGCGGCATCCAGCGTCGCCAGAGAGTAGTCCCGCAGCATCGCAAACAGCGGTAGTGCCGGCGTGATCTCAGGGACGCCGCGACGCTGACCGGGCCGATCCGGACGAAACAGATGCAGAACCGCCTCGGCAGGAACGCGGTCGTAATCGCGTGACGCGAGTCCGCGCGGCTCGCCGGGATGTGTCCGCAGGATGTGGTATTCAACCGGATTGCCGGACCGGTCGAACACAATCCCATCAGCACTGTTGTCGCTGGCGAGCGATAGTTCGGGCGTTGCTACCTGCTCGGCTTCGATCAGTCGCAGGTCCAGCTTGATATCCGTCGGCAGCCGGTCGTTGCTGATGAAGACTGCGAAGGCCTCACCGTCCGTGGCGAGAGCCATCCGCAGCGTACGAAGCCGCCCCGGCAGGTCCACTGCCTTCGACCATCGCATGAACTCCCGTTCGATACGGCGGTTAGCTTCGCTGTCTTCGGTGAGCAGTTGCAGCCGTGGACCCGTGCCAATCACGTCGTTCGCCAGCGTCAGCACAATGCCCTTGGCATAACTGTTGTTGGCGACCTCATAGCGGGAACGGTTTCGCAGCACGCGGCGAACTTCCGGACTGTTCGCCGCATTGGCCGACAGACCGTCCGCATTGGCCCAGTGACGACGGTTGTCATGCGTCGTCACTGCCGCGTCGTAACGGCCGCGAACGAACCGACCAAAACGCCCCGAACGGGAAGCCTTCGCCAGTCGCGATCGCGAGATGTTTTTTAGCCACGCAAACACTACGTCGACCCCGGGGGCACGAGCTTGTTGAACCGCAGGCCGCGAGTCTTCGACTTCGCGGCGTCCTTCGAGCACAGGTGGCGGTCGGCGGCGATCTGGTCGGTCAGCTTGTGCTGTTCCATGCTGCCCGAATCACCCGACGCCTTCGCCGGTCCGGCAGCGTTCTCGCGAATGGTCTCGTCGAGTGATTCCGCCACGTCCCAGTCTCCTGCGCTGGCGACGAAAAACTCGTGTCGCCTATTTGTAGACCTACCCGGTTGCGGTTCGAGCTGACGACGAGATTCGCCTCAGAACTTAAACCGTTCCAGATATAGAACAGCTTGGGCTCCAACTTGTCCGAAGCCAGACGGGGCGTCTTGCGGAGATTCGGAATGTGAGTTACATTTTGTCGGCACTTATGAATATCTGCCTACATATTGAAACCCAATGGCCGACACCAAACGAGCACAGATTCTGGCGATCCTGAAGAAGAGTCGCGTCATTCGCCCGCGAGACGTCGAGGCTGCCGGAATCTCGCGCACTTACCTCAACAAGCTGTATGCAGAAGGCATTCTCGATCGGCCGAGCCGTGGGCTTTACGTCCTGATGGACGATGAGCCAGGCGAACAACGGTCACTGGTCGAAGCATGCAGGAAAGTTCCACGCGGCGTCGTTTGCCTGCTTTCCGCGCTGCAGTTCCATCAGTTGACAACTCAGGCTCCGTTTGAGGTCTGGATGGCGCTTGACCGAAAGGCTCAACTGCCGCGGGTCAGTTATCCGCCCCTGCGTATCGTGCGGTTCTCAGGCAACGCACTGGTCACCAGTGTCGAGGAACACTCCGTCGAAGGCGTTCCCGTCCGCGTCTACTCGCCAGCGAAGACCGTGGCGGACTGCTTCAAGTACCGCAACAAGATCGGCATCGAAGTCGCGATCGAAGCGCTGCGTGA